TATTAGATGCTACTGATGATGTAATAAGTGTTAATGGTTGGGCACGAGAAGAAGAAGTAAAAAAGGGAATGGATGCAGCACAGATAACAGGTAGTGCATCAAGCTATGCTAGGAAATATGCACTCAATGGTTTATTTGCTATTGATGACACAAAAGATAGTGATGCTACTAATGAGCATAAGGATGAAGTAGGTGAGCAGAAAAGAATGGAATTAATCTTAATGCTTGAGAATACTACTTGGGATGAAACTATGAAACAAAAAGTAGCAATTAAAATAAGTGCTTTAACAACTATAGAGCAATACGAAAAGGCATTAAGAAGTATTAACCAAAATCAAAATAAATAACTATGGAAAATATTTGGGGAATTAAAATAAGCAGAATAGCTTTACCTGAAGAAAAACTAACACTAAATGAATGGTTCAAACAATTAAAAGTATCAACTAGATATAGTAATAGTGAACCAATTGAAAACGCAATTTCTTTAAACAATCAATACAATTTTTCTAAAATTAAAAACCGACAAAATGAGTCAACAAACTATGGTGCTTAACCACCTTAAAAGTCAACCGCTAACACCATTAGTAGCGTTAAAAAAGTATGGTACATTAAGACTAGCTGCATTAATTTTTAATCTTCGTGATGAAGGACATAACATTAATACAAAGATTGTTAATGTAGGAAATAAAAGCAAACCTAAATATGTTGCACAGTATTCACTTTTAAAAAATAAAAACTAATGGAAAAAGAATTAAAAAAGAAGTATGGTGCTTGGAAAAAGCAAACTGCTAAAGGTGAAGTTATTAGCTTTACAATTGAAGATAAGAAATATTCAATGTGGGTTAACACCTATAAGACAGAAGCAAAGCACCCTGATTACCAAATTTATGAAGATAATTATAAACCCAAAGATGATTTAGAATTTTAAATATGCAAACAATAGAAGCAAACATTATAGATTTATATGAGGCACAAAAGAAAAATTTAAAGCAATTTAAAAATACATTGATAGCATATAATCTAATAGAGAGAGATGATAGAAGTAGAAATAATAATAGAGTAACAATGAAGAAACTAGTTGGATTAGTTGAAGATGTTTTTGATACAGATGTATTAGCAAAGAATAGAATGCAGAATACTGTATTTGCTAGGAAGGCTGCAGCGTATGTATTAAAGAAACATACTTCATTATCACTAAAGGAAATAGCACCGTATATAGGTGTTAAAGACCATACAACTGTACTTTACAATGTTTCTACTGCTAGAGATTTAATCACAACTGAAGAATGGTATAAAAATAAAATTGATGAAATTGAAAATGAAATCAATAAATTTAATACCTTTGTTCAAAATTAACTAACAACTATGTCGCATATAGTTTAAGAACAATATTAGGGGGAGGATGAACTGCTAATGCGACTAGCAGGAATTCCAAACCCTATTTTTATTATGAAAAACAAATCTTATTATTTTAGCCACGATATAAATGCAGCATACGATGAAAAGATTCTTTATTTGAGGTCTATCTATGGTATGGAAGGTTATGGTTTATATTGGTATTTTATTGAACTTTTACATCAAACACAGGATTCTAAATTAAGATGTAAATTAATTAACGGAATTGCATACCAAATTAACATTGATATAGATAAGTTATTACAGTTCTATAACACTTGTTTAGAAGCAGAACTTTTTGTTACAGATGGAGAATTTTATTGGAGTGAAAGAGTTTTAATAAACAAAGAAATTCAAGATGAAAAACGAAATTTAAAATCTAATGCAGGAAAAAAGGGAATGGAAAAGCGTTGGGGTTCAAGTAGTTATAACACAATTATAACAGAAGATAACAACTGCATAACAGAAGATAACAAAGGAAAGGAAAAGAAAGGAAAGGAAATAAAAGTAAATACTAAAGATATATTTATAAATAATATAAATTTACATAAGGAATTATTAGGTGAATCTTATGATGAATTTATTGAATATTGGTGTGAGCCTGACAAGAATGGAAAAACACGATATGAACTAGAAAAATTTTTTGATGTTAAACGCAGAGTAAATACTTGGATAAAAAACAAATTAAGATATGGAAATTCAAAAACATTTAGCACAGGCACTACAAGTGAATCAAGAATGGCAGCCCTTAAAGAGTGGGTACATAGTTGATAATGAAATACTAAATTCTTTTAATGGTGATAAACTAAACCTAGTTTCACCAATTACATTAAGGGAAAACCTTGCTTACATTTTTACTTTGTTAGGATTTAAAAACTATCCTGCTAAAGAAGAAATGGCAATCATAGAAGATTTTATTAGAACTAGCTACCCATTGTATACTATACAAGAATTTAGAATTGCATTTAAAATGGCAGTTCAGGGTAAATTAGATTGCAGTACAGAACACTATGAAAAGTTTTCCCCAAAGTTTATTGGTCAGGTGATGGTAGCATATACTAAAAAAGCTAATGAAGTAAGGAAAATAGCAAAACCTATTGTAAACGAATTAGAGCAACCAAAATTAACTGATGAACAGATAGTATCATTTACACAGAAAGAGTGGCTAGAATCGGCTAGAAATGACTTTAACAGGGTATTTAACGCAGAAAAGGTATTTGATATTTTATTAAAACAGGGTAAACTTAAATTTGAGACACAGGAAATGCTACAAATTATTAGGATAGTTAGAGAAGATAATATTGAAAAACTTAATAAAATGTATGGAACTGATGCAAAAGAATTTAATAAAAGAATTAAGGATGAAAATTTTGTTGATACACAATGTAAAAAATTAGCACTTGTCAAATATTTTGAAAACCTATCAAGTTAGGTACACCCATTACGGAATTGTAAAGTGGTGCTATACAAATAACTTTAAAGACTGCTATTTATCTATACCTGATTTAGAAAACAATAAAGACAGGCTTTTATTCACAAAAGAATTCTACGAAAAATTATGGATATTTCAGCAAACGAACTTACAAAATGGGCAAAGTTAAATTTAGGTTACATAGGTGTAAGACTAAATAGAGTTAATAATATACCTTATGGCAGAAGAAAAGGAACTATAGAAAAAGGATGGGCAGACCTACAGGGTTATAACCAAGAAGGTAAATATGTTATGGTAGAAGTTAAAAAACTAGGTGATAAATTAAGTAAAGAACAAATTGAAAGATTTACAGATTGTTGGAAATGTGGAAGTTTAGTCTATATTTGTACTGAAGTAGATAACAAACCTGCTTTAGTTGAATGGACAAAAATAAAATTATAGAGCAATATTGGCTTAATGATGAAGTAAATCAGGCTTTTGCAAAGATGCAACCTGAAGAATTGCAATATGATTTGAAGGTTGAAGTATTTATGGTATTATTGGAAATGGATGATGAAAAGTTATTTGGCTTATATGAAAGAGGTGAAATAAGATTTTACATAGTAAGAACTATGCTTAATATGATTAAATCAGACAGAAGCCAATTTTGGAAAAAGTACAGGAACTATACAGAATATGAAGATAATGAACAAGTTGAAGTGGAGCAAAATAGTATTATAGATATTATGGAAAATGGCATAGAAAAACTACATTGGTATCAAAAAGAAATATTAAACCTGTATACATTTGAGTTTAATAAAAACGCAAAGGAATTAAGTAGAAAGACAGGTATACCTTATATGTCAATCATAAGAACTTTGAAACAAACCAAAAACGAACTAAAAAAACATATTAGGAAATGATTCAAATTATTATAACAAGTGTCTGTACATCATTATTTTTTAATTCTATACACAACCTACACCGTAAATGGAAACTCAACTTCAAGCCTTTCAGTTGCGGAAGTTGTTTGGCTGCGTGGGTTGGGGTCATATTATATTTCTCACCTAAATTAGTTTTAGATATAGCAAGTGTATTGTTTATATCAGGTTATCTAGGTGCAATTATTGAAACATTAATGTATAAGATATGGAACTAGAACACAGGGAGTTTTTAAAGGAACACTATAACAATTACGAAACTGCTTTAAGTGGTTATGTAAGAAACCTAGATTTGCCTGTACTTAAAATGTATGAGCATATATACAGGTTATATCTTAATCCTACTTTTATACTTACCATTTGGTGCGGTGATTGTAGGATGCAAATGATATTAAAATTATACGCATACTATATAGCTTTACCTGAAATAAAGAAAGAAAATTTAATTGAATTAACTAATGATAATTTTGAGGAAGATACAATAATTAGTTTTATAACAGAACAACCTATTAAAAAAACTAAAAAGAAAAAGAATGGCTAATTATATACATCCAACTGCACTCATAGGTGATAATGTTATATTAGGTGATAATAATTATATAGGTGCTTATTGTATTATAGGTGACCCTGCAGAACATAAAGAGTTTTGGATTGAAGAAGAAAAAGAAAGTATTACTTTTAATCCTAAAGATTATAGAACTTTAAAAAAAGTTATTAAAACTTGTATAAAAAAAGGTAAAGTTATCATTGGAAATAATAATATAATCACAGGATTAGTTACAATAGATGCAGGAACAGAACAAACTACTTATATAGGTGATAATTGTTTTATAATGAAACATTCACATATAGGTCACGATTGCACAATAAATTCAAATGTTACAATCAGTTGCGGTGCTAAAATTGGCGGACATTCTGTAATAGGTGAAAAATCTAATATAGGATTGAATGCAGTATTGCATCAGTTTAGCCAAATTAAAGTAGGTTGTATGATAGGAGCAAGTGCATTCTTTAAAGGTGAATCAGAACCATATACAAAATATGCAGGTGTTCCTGCTAAATCTTTAGGACAAAATATAATTAAATGAACGCAGTAATATTTTTAAACTATCAAAACAATAGTGTTAAAACATTAGGCATTAACTTATCTAATGCAGGTACAGATATTGAACAAGTTGTAATAGTAAAAGAAAAGGGTATAGCTAATGCTATTAATGTAGGTTTAAATAAAATAGACTTTAGCCACATTCAATATGTTACTTTGTTATCTAATGATATATTAGAACCTGATAATTGGCTAAAGAGTAGAAATGAATTTATGCAGGATAAAACAATAGGTATCTGTTCTTTTCCTATACTTGGAGGCTTTGATGACACAACAGATATAATAGGGAACTTTACAATAAGCAAAGAGGTTATAAAAAATGTAGGTGCGTTCAATACTGCACTTGACCCTTATGGTGCTATTGACCTAGACTATTGCACACGAGTTAGGGCAGCAGGTTTATATACTAAATATGTTCGTAGTGGTTATGCTACTCACATAGAACAGAATGGCATAGATGCTTATGGTTATAATAAAAATGAATTAGTAAAAAGTACTTGGGAATTACATACAAGTAATGTGGCTAACTATTCAAATGGCAGCAAAACATATTACCTTCCATTATGAGAATCCTAGCAATAACAAGCAAGTTTAGTGGTGTAGGTTATCATAGAATTATGATGCCTTTAGTTAATATGCGCAAAGACTATTGTCTAATTACAGATACAATCAACGAAGCAGTATTTGATAACAATTATGACATAGTAATATTCAATAGATTTCTAGCACACACAGAAATAAGTATGCTTGAAGCTATGCGAAAGAGATACAAGTTTAAGTTAGTAGTAGATAATGATGACTATTGGATTTTACCACCTTCACATATTTTATATGAAAGATACAGGGATAGTGATGTAACTAAAAGAATAACTGATTTTATTAGAGTTGCTGACCTTTGCACCTGCACACACGAAAGATTAGCAGAAGAAATAGCCATCTACAATCCTAATGTAGAAATACTTCCAAACGCATTACCTTATGGTAAAGAGCAGTTTCAAGATAATAAGATTGAATCAGATATGGTTAGGTTGTTTTGGTCAGGGTCAGGAACACACACACCTGATTTAGATATATTAAGACAACCAATGAAAAAAATTAACTTCCCTGTAAGAACAGTTATTGCAGGATATAATCTAGGTGAGAAACATTTGTGGGATAGAATGATAGGAGTATTTACAAACGGATTAAAGTTAAACCCTACCATATATGACTATGCAGAAATCACAAAGTATATGGGTGCTTATGCAGATAGTGATATAAGTTTAATTCCTTTAGTAGAAAATAAGTTTGGTTCAATGAAATCAAATCTAAAGGTATTAGAAACTGCTGCAAAGAAAAACCCTGCCATAGTTAGCAATGTCCATCCTTATAAAAATATGCCTGTATGTTATGTAAACACACAACAAGATTGGTACAAATGGATTAAACTATTGACCTTTGATGAAGCAGCAAGAACAGAATACGGACAGAAGTTATTTGAGTTTTGTGATAGGGAGTTTAACTTTGAGGATATAAATAATAAAAGATTCGCTATTTATAATAAACTTATAGGTAATGAAAAATCACACTAAAGTGTATCTAAACCATTTTGGTTACACAGGTGAGGATTTTATACCTTGTGAAACTTGTGGAGCAAGGGCAGTTGACATTCACCACATAGAAGCAAGGGGAATGGGCGGAACAAAGAAGGCAGACACAATAGATAATCTTATGGCACTATGCAGAGAGCATCATATAGAATACGGAGACAAGAAACAATATATAGAATTTTTAAAAGACATACATAAACAAAAACTAGGATGATAATACTACCTGCACAGATAGAAGGCTTAACTTCTAGGAAGGACAAAACAATTAAGGTAACATTTGGAACACAAGAACTATCACCAAACGATGCAGCACAGGTATTTCAACTTAACCAAAGATTCTGTTATATAGCCATCAAAGAAGAACCATTTCAACAGGATGAACTAGATAACATAGATAGCATTAAGACAGACCTAGAAACAAATAAAACCCCATCACAAAGATTAAGGGGTATTTTGTATGTTAGCTATCAACAAGATAACGAAGGATTCAAAGATTTTATGACATACTATGTTAGCAAGATGGATAAACTTTGTGAGCATTTTAAGTCTAAATTAGATAAATAAACAGAACAATAACAGAATGAGCAAAGAACATTTAATACCATTTGTAAAGGGTCAGTCAGGTAATCCTAATGGCAGACCTAAAAAGTATGTTAGCTTACTTATTGAGCAGGGATATAAGTTATCTGAAGTAAATGATACAATGCAAAATCTTATGGCAATGAATGAGGAGCAACTTAAATCTATACAGGATGATGTTTTAGCAACTGCATTAGAAAGAACTGTATGCAAGGCTATTTTAAACTCAATGAGCAAAGGAAGCCTATATTCAATAGAAACTTTATTGACTAGGGTATATGGTAAGCCAAAAGAACAGATGGATATTAAATCAGATAATAAAATTGAGGTTATCTTTGTAGATGGTAAAACCATTTTATAATGCAAATATTCTTACCTAACCCACACGCAAACCAACAGAAGATACTAGAATGCGACAAGCGTTTTAGAGTGGTGATGTGTGGCAGAAGATTTGGTAAGTCTGAATTGTCACAGATACTTTCAGTAACATACGCAGTTAAAGGCTATTCAGTGGCTTATATTACCCCTACTTATGGGTTGGCAAAGGTTTTCTTCAGTAAACTAACAGAGAGCCTAGAATTGCCTAAAAACAAGTCAGACCTTAAAATAGATTTTCCCAATGGTGGGCAGATTGAATTCTTTACAGGTGAACGATTAGATAATTTAAGGGGTCGCAAATTTCATTTGGTAATCATAGATGAAGCATCCTTTATCCCTGACCTTGAATCAGGATGGCAAAATAGTATAAGACCAACCCTGACAGATTATAAAGGGAAGGCAATATTCCTTTCAACACCTAGAGGTAAGAATTATTTCTATAGTCTTTTTATGAAGGCAGGTGAAAATGATTGGGCATCATTTAAGTTTACTAGCTATGATAATCCATTCATAGACCCAATGGAAATAGATGAAGCAAGGATGCAACTGCCGAATGTAGTATTTGAGCAGGAATATATGGCGAATCCTAGTGAGAATAGTGCGAACCCATTTGGTAACAAATTCATTGAGAATTGTATTAAACCTATGAGCAACCAACCTGTAGTTACATTTGGCATTGACCTTGCAAAGTCAGTTGACCATACAGTAGTCATAGGATTAGATAATGCAGGTAATGTGGCTTATTTTGACAGGTATCAAATGGATTGGCATAATACCAAAGAAAACATTAAAAGACTGCCTAGATGTCCTATATTAGTAGATAGCACAGGTGTAGGTGACCCTATCCTAGAAGATTTACAAAGGGAGGGAATAGCCATTGATGGCTTAAAGTTTACGAGTTCAAGTAAGCAGCAGATTATGGAAGGATTAGCAAATGCAATACAACAGGGTAGAATAGGATTCCCTGATGGAGTAATAGTAAAAGAACTAGAAGTATTTGAATATCAGTTCACTGCAAATGGGGTTAAGTACTCTGCACCTAGCGGATTTCACGATGACTGCGTTATGGCATTGGCTTTAGCGTGGAACAATTTTAGCATCAAAAGGGGTAATGGAAGGTATACTTTTATGTAATTTACCGCTTATCCTTGATAATTACCGTTCATCACAAAGTTTAAAAATAGTTGGCAATATGTTTGGAAGTAGTATATAAGTTTATATATCTTCGCTGTATCAAAAACAAACAAACTATGAACAATCAATTTTTACAAGCGGAAAACAAATTTAGAAAAGGATTAATTAATTCAGGTGAATTTTATGAAGCAGGTAGCAAATGTACTTTAGCTGAAGTTTCTGAAGTTCGTGAATTTATCAGAAATGCAGAAAAAAGATTAAAGAAGTATTTAGATGCTAGACCAAAATTAAAGTATCCTGTTAAAAAGTACATTAGTTATTATATGTATTCTGATGTAGCGGCTTATGAAGTTGTAAGACAAGTTAGTCCTACTGTAGTTGAAGTTAGAGCATTGAATGCTAAACAAACTGTATTTCCAAAAGAATTTCATATTGGTGGGTTTTCTGCTCATTGTTCTGATAATTACAATCAAGCATATGAATATTCAAGTAATGAAAATGCAGGTATAAAAAGAATACATTTATCAAGCAAAGGTTGGGGTAAAGGAAGATGGGGAATGACTGAAAAACCTTATATGCACTATGATTATAATTTCTAAATACTAACCCCCGAAGTCAGGGGTGCGACTGACCAACGCACAAATTTAAAAACCAAAAGCTATGATAACAGAAATAAAAGAACCTAAAAACATTATTGACATTCCGAGAATATCAAATGAAGATATGTTTGAATCAAATAGAGAAAAGGCAGATAGTAAAAATTTAAACCATTGTCCTTGTTGTGGCAAAGCAATAACTAATCCACAGTATTTTGTTAATTCTATTTATGGCGGTTCTGCTTATCCATCTACAGATACAAATGAATATGATAATTCTTGGGTAATGGGAGTTGGTTCAGAATGCCAAAAGAAATTTCCAAAAGGATATATTTATACAATAAAATAATTAACTTTATGAAACAGAAAAACCACAATACAGAAGCAGTAATTATCCTTATCTTCGCATTCTTAATAACTGCATACCTACAAAATATTTAACTTACTATCCCTGCTTAATTAAATTAATAATCGTTAGTGGGTTATCCCAATGGGGGCAGGGATATTTTAAAAAGGTTTGACCATTTAAAGCTATTGGATAAAATCGGTAGTGTCCTTAAAAATGGTATCTTAAAACTAAACTATGAAAGCATACGAACTAAAACAAAGTCTATTAGATAGAATGGAAATAGAAACCTTAACTGAAAAGATTAAAAAACTAGAAATAGAAAATGAACAACTTAAAAAGCAATTACAACCATTTTTATTAGAAGTAAATAAACGCAAAGAATATTTAGAAAAGCGTGATTCAATAGATTTAAAACTTTCTCAAATGATAGCTAATTTTTATAACCAAAACAAATAACATATGAAAACATTTACTGAACGAGAGGTATTGCTTCAAGTAAAAAGAATTTATAGTAAAGATGAAATAATTACTGAATTAAATAGGCAATTAAAAGAATCTAATTTTAAAGTTGGTGTATTAGAAAGTCAAGTTGCTGAACTTGAAGATGAAATAAAAATATTAAAAAAGCCAAATGTTATTAATAAGCACGATGAATATTTGAAAACAATACTTAAGCAATTTGATGATTTAAAAATTAGGAATCGTGAAAATAAACGTAAAAGACAAGAATGGATGGGTAAATATTATCAAGTTTTAAACCAAAACAACTAACTATAATCAAAACAAATAACCTATGAAAGCTATACTAGGAATTACAATGGAACTAACAAGATTAATATTAGGTACATTATTAGGTATGGTGCTATTAACAATTGTTGTATCTTTATGTAAATTTAAGGAACTATGTGGGAAAAAATAAGCGTTTGGCAATACCAACAGATTTACAATGTTCTTAACTCAAAGGATAAGAATGATACTGACCTAGATATAAATGTAAGATTAGTAGCAATAGTCAATAACCTTACAGAAATGCAGGTAGATAGCCTTCCTTTGGATGAATATGCAGAGTTGAGTAAAAGTATTACTTTCTTAAATGAGCCTATTAATGGTAAGCCTGTGAAGTTTATACGCACTTCTAATAGCAAAAGGTATAGAATAAACTATGATGTCAGCAAGATGCCATTTGCAAGGTATATTGAGAGCAAGGTATTTAGTGAAGATTTATATGGCAACCTTCACAAGTTGGCAGCAACAATGGTTATTCCACAGAAGAAAAAGCTAGGCTTTTGGGTAGACTTACCCTATGATGCAAGTAGTCATCAGGAATATGCCAACGATATGTTAGAAGCAAAGTTTGTAGATGTTTATCACTCGTTGGTTTTTTTTTATCAAGTATACAGAAATTGGATAGAAGTTTCACAGGATTATATGGCGAACAAGTTAACAAAGGCAGGGATGAAGGAGCAGGAAGCGACAGAGGTGGTAGTAAATTTATTGAATATTTTGGATGGCAGTATAGTACCAAACTTATTGCAGAGTACGAAAATTGCACAGTTACGGAAGCATATGAACTCACAACAATAGAATGTCTTAATATACTGTCATATCTAAAAGCAAAGACAGATTATGACAATGAGCAAATAAAGAAGGTTAGATAGTTTTTTAGTTTTTGGTTAACTGCCCCATCCTTAAAAAAGGTGGGGTTAGTTATTTTTAGGCATTACCCTATTTATTTGTATGAGCATTAGTAAAGCACAGGCAAAGGCAATAGGGGATGGTTTTCTAAATACACTAGGTGAGCAGCGTATGAAGGAAGGGGAATTGCCTGTAATTGAACAATTGCTAAAAGACTTTGGTGCTGATTTTATTAAACAGGCACAAAACAATTTAGAAAAAAGTGGTTCAATATCTAGTGGTAATATTAATGACATAAGGCTTCAGTTTACAAAGTTTGGTAATTCATATAATTTATCATTAGGTTATCCTAAAGATGAACCTGCTTCAAAGTATTGGAAATTTGTAAATAAGGGTGTTCAAGGATATGGCGGTAAGAATGCAAAGCCAAATAATACAGATAGTCAATATAAATATAAGACCCCTTACCCAAATAGGGCAATGGCATCTTCTATATTCAGTTGGCTTAATAGAGCAAGAAAGTCTATTAGAAGTGATAAATATACTGTAACTGAAACTACAGGTAGAAAAAAGAATTTAGCATTAAAAAAGATATTATCAGAAGCAGATAACAAAAGAAAGTTAGCTTATGCTATTTCAAGCAAAATTAAAAGAGATGGTTTAAAAGCAACTCATTACTTTGATAATGCTGCAAAGCAAACATTCGGTAAGAACTTTTATGATGTAATGGAAGTAGCATTAGGTAAAGACATTCAAATTAAGATAAAACAAATAGGTAAAGAAATAAGCAATGGCAATAACAATACAAAGTAGTCCTGCACCTTATAGTAGTATGCACGATGACTTATGGTTCGTTTCAAGTTCAACTAATGTAGGTGAACTAGCATTTAAGTTTGTGTATGATGTTTATGTAAATGGAGCACAGGTAAGTAGGACAAAAGTATATCCATCACCTTCAGCAGAAGGTAGCTATGGAGTATTTAACGCATCACCAATGGTAAGGTCTTATGTAACTAATTATTTTGAGCCTTCAGGTTCATCTATATTAGTAGCATCTAATGACAAGATAAAGGTAGCATCAGAAATTAAAATAGGTGAAGAATACATAAGCGGTGGTAATTTAGTTACAAGTTTAAACCTTGCATCAGGTGCATTAAGTTCTTACAATTATTACCCACCATTATTTGCAGATATTCTATTTACTAATAACAATACTCCATTAGTATTATCTGATTATTACGAAAATTTACTTTTAGAAAACTTTACAGATGATTGGATTACGGAAAGAGACAATGACAATATTACGATTGAATATGGGGATAATTTTTATGCAACTTATTTTAAGATTACTAGCGGTACTTATTCGGCTTGGATTGATGTTGTAAATGAATCAGGTTCAGTAGTAGATACTGCAAGTGGCAGCATTACCTTTAATGGTGAAATGAACTTATTTAATTGTCAAGCAGGACATATTAATACTTTTGCAGGTAGAACACTTATTACAGAAGATACATATGGATATAATGTTTATCTTAAAAGAGGTGTGGCAATATCTAGGAAGTTACAATTCATACAAAAGTGTTATCCTAAATACAAACAATATAATCTTCATTTCCTTAATCGTTTAGGCGGTTGGGATACTATGAAGTTTGCTTTAGTTAATAAAAGGTCAACTGAATTAGAAAGAGCATCATATAGAAGAAATGATTGGCAGTTAAGTGGAAATACTATGACCAATATAGATTCTTATAATAAGTATAATGAAACAACTTTGAACTATGCTATTCAGCATAAAGATAAGTTTCATCTTATATCTGATTGGGTTAGTGAGCAAGACTATGAATGGTTAGCACAGTTATTTGCAAGTACTATTACATATATGGAAGTGCAAGGTGCTTACTTCCCTGTTACAATTAGCAGCACAAATTATGAGTACAAGTTAGAAAGTAGTGATAAGTTATTTAACTTTGAAATTGATATTGAAGTAGGTAAATATTTAACAAGCCAATTTAGATAATGATTAGTACAGAGATATATGTAGAAGATTATAAACTAGATTTATTGCAAGATATAAGTACAGAGTTTACTTATGCCATTGATGATATTACAGATTTTGGTAGTAAAAATACTTCCTTCAGCAAAACAATATCATTATCAGGTACTGCTATAAATAACCAAATATTTGGATTTGTATTTGATTTGGGTAATGCTAATTTCTTTGATAATACTTTGCCTAATGTAAACTATAACTTCAATGCTAGTAAAGCAGCACAATGCAAGATATTTATTGATAAGGTACAAATATTTAAGGGTACATTAAGAATACTTGAGATAGTTGTAGATGGCAAAACAATAGAATATCAATGTTCTGTGTTTGGTGAGTTAGGCGGATTTATAACTGCATTAGGAAATTCAAGAATAGAAGATTTAGATTTTAGTGCATATGACCATACTTATAATGTTTCAAATATTACAAGCAGTTGGAATAGCATAACAGGTGCAGGTTATTATTACCCATTGATTGACTTTGGCAATGTAAGCACAGGAACTTATGGAACATTTAAAAAGGATTTTCAAGTAAGTACATTTAGACCTGCTTTATTTGTAGCTGAATATATAGATAAAATATTTGCAGGAACTGAT